AAAAACGCCGCAGAGGCCATCCTCAACCGCATCCCGAGCCAGCGCCAATGAGGATTGAGCTGGACTTCCCGCCGGCAGACCTGTTCCCTAACCGGGCTGCTGGAAAGCACTGGGGGTCTGTCTACAAAAAGAAGATGGACTACAAGCACATCTGCGGGATCTTGACCATTGATCAGGTCAAGCAGCGCTTGCAAAACCCCAAGTCCATTGCCCTGACCCTGACCTACCGGATGCCTGACGGGCGCCACCGGGATGCGGACAACCTGCTGGCTGCGAGCAAGGCGGGCTTGGATGCCATGGCGATGGCTCTGGGGGTGAACGACAAGATTTTTGAGCCCATCACCATTCGCCGGGTCTACAAGTGCGACCTGCCGATGCTAGTGGTTGATCTGGAGATTTCGTATGAGTGACAAGATGATCGATCCGCAAGCCGCGGTTGACTACATGATCGCCAAGGCCAGCGAGTACGCCCAAGCCAAGGCCAACAGGATCTACCTCGAGGAGTACCGCAAGAGCCTGAAGTCCCAGCTCATGAAGGACGCTCTGGTGGGGGGCTATGAGGCTGCCAACGCCCAGGAGAGGGAGGCGTACTCCCACCCCAGCTACAAGCAGCACCTCGAGGCCCTGCGGCAGGCTGTAGAGGCCGAGGAGAAGCTGCGCTGGATGCTGATCGCTGCGGAGGCAAGGATAGAGGTGTGGCGCTCACAGGAGGCCTCCAAGCGCACTGAGCACAGGATGACAGTGTGACCACCATTGCAGAGCGAAAACACATGAGCGCGGTGGCAGAGCTGGGCTGCGCCGTCTGCCGGCGTATGGGCTACGAGGGAACCCCCGCGGAGCTGCATCACCCTAGGGCTGGGGTAGGCGGCGCTAGGCGCTCGAGCCACATGGATGTGATCCCCTTGTGCCCTGAGCACCACCGGGGCAAGACGGGGGCCCATGGCCTGGGGACGAAGGGGTTCCCCAAGCACTGGGGCTTTACTGAGGCCGACCTGCTGGAGGACACCAAGGCGTTGTTAAAAGGCGAAACATCGTAAAAGACCCCACATTTTTGTAGGGTTATTGCATTGTTCTTTAACTTAGCGTTAGAATTCCCTCACTGCAATCCGCAGGACCGATACGGAGAATTCACATGAACGCAAACGACATCGCCCTGACCCAAGTTGATCAACTGGGCATGCTGCTGGCTCAAATTGCCGAGTTGACCGCCAAGGCCGACGCAATTAAGGATGCCATCAAGGATGCCGCTACTGCTGGTGGCGACAAGGTGGTCGAGGGCAACCTCTTCAAGGCTACTGTGGTCGAGGCTAACCGCCGTGTGACCGATTGGAAGGCCATCGCTAAGGTCTGCAACATCCCTGAAGACGTAATCATTGAGAACACCAGCATCTCTGCCGTGTTCAGCGTCAAGACCACCGCTCGCTAAGGAGTCATCACATGAACACCGCCATCAACACCACCATCCCCTACTCCCACGTTTATGTCTCGCCCTTTGACGCAGACATTTATCTGTCGATCCATGTTCAGAACGGGGGCGCGAATGTGATCCTGACCAAGGATCAAGCGCAGATGCTGATTGATCAACTGACCAAGCTAGTCAGTGGAGAGAAGTCTGATCCCATGGCGGCTAAGTCTCTGTTTGACTTGTGCAACCGCCTGAACGAATGGAATATTGATGACCTTGAGAAGTCGGTCAAGATGAGTGACCTGCCCACGTTTGGCGGCGAGGAGTCGCTTGAAGATGTGTGGTCGTGGGACGAGGCCAATGTGCTGTGCCATGACGCGAAAAAAGATGTGTGGTTCATTGCGCCTCGCGGTGATGATGAGCCGCCCGAGCAAGATCCTGAACCCGCTTATCGCGGTCGTGGCACTTACAGCCTTGAAGAACTCAAGGGCATCCTGTGATGTTTGAGTTGCTTGGCTACACCAACTACATCGCCAACCTCATCGTTGGCGACATCAAGGCGCTGGACTATGAAAAGATCTTGTCCAGCGTCTCCCGCGCCAAGTGGGAACGCAATGGTGGCGAGATGACGGGTCGCCAGATGATTGATGTGCAAGACCGATACGGCAAGGCGTATCGCATCACTGTGGAGCAGATCCTATGAACGAAGACGAGAAGTGGGCTGATTTCATCTTCAACATGAAGTTCTGGCTCATTGTTACGACGGTGGGCCTTGTGATCTATGAGATCGTGGGAGTGCTATGAAACACATCATCCTGTGCCTTGCGCTTGTGGCTGGCTCTGCTCAGGCTGAGTTCCTCGATGGCAACAAGCTGCTGTCGGACATGAAGGGGTCGCACGGCTTTCAGATGAGTGCGCTGGGATACGTCATGGGGGTTGCGGATACGCTGCAAGGGGTGACGGTTTGTATGCCGCCGAACGTCTTGTCCGGGCAAGTGGTGGACATGGTTCGCAACTACCTTGAGGCTAACCCCGCGGTACGGCATTTCTCTGCGGACATGATTGTGTCTGATGTCCTGAAGAGGACGTTCCCGTGCGCCGCAAGAACCCCGGGGAGGCAGCTATGACCCCTTTGATCTCTGAGATGGTGTCTCTTTCCCCAGACGCTGAAAAATATCACTGGTTTGATTTGGGCAATCTTCCAAATAAAGTCGCTGTTAAGGTAAACGAGGATATCGTTATTACCCCGTATCTTGATCAGGTCATTGTTGCGCGGGACTACCTCGGCACAAAGATCATGCTTCGGATCATCAAGAGGGACGATGCGCTTATCACCGGGGGTATTTTTATTGATCAAAAAATCACAGATATACCGCCTCTTATCTTTACCTATAAGAAAGACGGCTTGCATGTGCAAGATGAGCGTGGCAAACCAAAAGACCGCAACAGTTATATGAGCGCGTTGGGCTTGATCCACACGTTTATATCTAGGCTTAAAACGGAAACAGTCGCGTATTTACCAAAGGTCAAGCCATCGCTCATCAACAAGAAGCGAGCCGCTAAGGGGAAGGGGCCACTGCTGTTTGATTGGCACACCGTGGTTGTGCAGCCGGTTGTGCAGAAGATGCCACATCAAGGCGGTACTCACGCAAGCCCCAGGCTTCATGACCGCCGCGGCCACTGGCGCACCATGAAGCAATCAGGCAAGCGCGTATGGGTGCGTGACTGCAAGGTGGGTGACGCCAGCAAGGGTGTCGTGTTCAAAGATTACAGAGTAGTTGGAGCGAACGCATGAGCCTCGACGCAATGAAGCAGGCGCTTGAGGCGCTGGAAGAAACGGAATCGGCATTAGCGCGGTGTATGGGGCCGCGTAAAGCCGAAGAAGGCGACAGGCATCGTGCGCTTGCGAAGTCCCGCACCGCCATCACCGCCCTACGCCTCGCGATTGAGCAGGCCGAGCGGCAGGAGCCGACGCCAGCCATGATTCAAGCGCTGACTGAGCAGTATGACTCTGACCGAGCAATGGGGATTGGCTTTAACCCTCAAACTTTGTGCCGCGCCGTGCTGGCCGTCCAGCGCCAGCCGCTGACGGATGAGCAGCTTAAGCCAATCGCGGATGAGTACCGCATTCTCTTTGGTGGCTGGGTTGTTGATTTTGCCCGCGCCATTGAGCGCAAGCACGGGATCGGGGGTTGGGAATGAAGATGCTACCCAGATGGGCGTACACGCCGCTCGGTGCGTATCTGATCGGCCTATTCATGGGCTGGGTACTGAAGGGACATCTATGACTGACCAACAACCAGAAGCCCTGCGGCTGGCGACTGTGCTGGAGAACAAGCTGGGAGGCGCTGCCGATGAAGACATTGAGGCGGCCGCCGCCGAACTGCGCCGCCTGCACAGCGTGAACGAGCAACTGCTGGAGGCGCTGGGAAATCTGGAAGAGTATTCCAAACGGATGGGGAACGTCGCATCCAACCTTGCCGCAAACCAAATGCCCAAACACCTGAACGCCAGCTACGAGGGCGACGACCTGTACACCGGCGAACAACTGCGGGCCGCTGTTGCAGCCGAGCGCGAGGCGTTGATTGCGCTGCTCAAGGGCATCGACCAAACCGAAACTGAATCCCCTGATGGCTGGTGGGAGACATCTACAGGGGCCGACTTTGGGGCGGGCATCCTCGCCGCCATCCGCGCAAGAGGAGAGAAGAAATGACCCGCGACGACATCATGCGCATGGCGCGGAAGGCTGGTTTCATGCTCGTGACAGAGAATCCCCACCCGGAGGGGGGTGGCTGGCACGAGTGTTTTGAACAAGATATTGAATACTTCGCCGCCCTTGTCGCCGCAGCCGAGCGCGAGCGCCTTCTGTCCACCGACATTCACTCCTGCCACGCTAACTGCCAGCGGTTTGCCTGTGTGCAGACGCGCAAGGCGGTGCAGGAAGAGCGCGAGGCGTGTGCGAAGGTGTGTGACGAGATGGAGCGTCAAGCTGAAGGCACGGAATGCTGCAAATGGCCGACCCCGGGCGATTGTGCCGCCGCCATCCGCGCCAGGGGGGCAAAATGAGCGAACCCCACCTGAGTAAGAGGCTGATGATGATCCTGATCCTGATCCCGCTGCTGATGTCCATCCTGACCGTCATGTTCCTGCCATTCATCCTATGAAGGTCACAAAGAGGCAGGCCCAGGTGCTGGACGCCCTGTGCGAGCACGGCTGCAACAAGGCGATCTCTCGAGCCATCAACATCGACATCCGCGCCCTAGAGAAGATCCTGTCTAGGATCAGGGACCGTACTGGAATCGCCAACCGAGTGGTCCTGGCGGTGCAGTGGGACCGCCTCAAACGCCCCATAGATTGAGCCTATCGGCCTGCGGCTGGCTATAAATATCTTTTTGTTGACGTTACCGATAACGCTGCAACAATACACCCATCAACAACGCAAACGGAGCAAACGACATGAAGCACATTCAACGCGAATCAGACAAGGCCAAGGCAACTGCCGCCGCCAATCGCCTGATCTCTCTTGGTTACAACGTCATCTCTAGCGGCTACGGCAACGTGATGGTGAATGTTGGAACCGATTCGCATCGCATCATCAGCGTCAATCACGCAGATGTTGATGCCTTCATCGCTCAGTACGCTATCGCTCAAATCTAAAGGAGAAACAACATGACCAAAGTTGAAACCATTGCCAAACAACTCAAAGCCGCTGACTTCGACATCGTCAGCATCGTAGAACCTGAAGACGGCATGGATGGAGAAATCGTCATCAGTAATCTGGTGTATGTTCAGGTTGGGCGCGGCTACATCATCGTCAACAAATGGGTAGACAACGGCGAGACAATCCGTCATTGGCCCACCCGTAAGAGCGCTGACCAAGTCGTTGCTGACTTGCGCGACGCGATGGTTGCATGAGATTCGGATCTGTCTGTAGCGGCATTGAAGCCGCAAGCGTGGCGTGGGGGCCTCTAGGGTGGAAAGCCGCTTGGCTGTCCGAGATAGAGGCTTTCCCTTCTGCTGTCCTCAAGCACCACTACCCTGATGTTCCCAACCTTGGGGACATGACCACACTTCCTGCCCGTATAGCAAGCGGCGAGGTTGAGGCCCCTGACCTTTTCTGTGGCGGTACGCCCTGCCAAGCCTTCTCTGTTGCGGGGCTTCGGCAGTCTCTGGGCGATGCCCGTGGCAACTTGTCCCTAACTTTCTGCGAGATTTCAGATGCAATTGACGCTGTTCGACTTGCTAGAGGAGAGCCAGCCTCCATCGTCTTCTGGGAAAACGTCCCCGGAGTCCTCTCAACTAAAGACAACGCCTTCGGTTGTTTTCTCGGGGCGCTCTCTGGATCAGATACCGCCATCGTTCCGAGCGGCAGATGGACAGACGCGGGTGTGGTTGCTGGCCCCAAAAGAACAGTTGCGTGGCGCACCTTGGATGCCCAATATTTCGGCGTGGCCCAACGACGCCGCCGTGTGTTCGTTGTCGCAAGTGCTAGAGACGACTTTGATCCCGCAGCGGTTCTTCTTGAGTGGGAAGGCTTGCGCCGGGATTCTGCGCCGAGCCGAGAAGCGGGGAAAGTCGCTCCCACCATCCCTTCACGCAGCACTGCTGGCGGCGGCCTCGGAACAGACTTTGACTGCGACGGAGGAGTGATCCAGCAGCCCATAGCTCAGTGTCTAACCACCGGAACAGGCCAGCGCTATGACCCAGAGACTGAGACTCTGCTGCCCTGCGTTTTCCCGACTTTGGAGGCCAACGACGGCAAAAAGTGGGGCTCAAACCAATGGGTCAATCAGGGCAAGGCGATTGTCCAGCCAGTCACCCACTCCCTGCGCGGCGAAGGCTTTGATGCCAGCGAGGATGGCACCGGGCGGGGAACGCCGCTGATTCCGGTAGCAATGCGGGAGTCCGGCCAAGGCTATTGGATGCAGGACGATGTAGCTGGCACATTGAGAGCTGAGGGAGAAGACAGGCCCAGCAGACCTAGCCATGTCATCGGTGTCCCCATGGCCTACGCCGTCCGCACCGCCAACACCAGCGCCAATGGTCACGGGGTGGCGCAGGAGGTCAGCCATACGCTGGACCGCGCACAAGGGCAGGCCATTGCTTTCCACCCCACCCAGGATCCGATCAGCAGCACCGACGGCACCACGCACGCAATGGGCTGCGGGTCGTCTGGGGGGCAGGCGAGCGTGGCGGTGGCGCTTGTAGGGGGGGTGGACTACGAAAACAATGGGCACACTTCAGAAGAGCCAACCGGCCCCTTGCTCAAAGGATCGCCAACTGGGGGTGGCCGTCCACTGCCAGCAATCGCCCTTGCGGTTGCGTTTACTGCCCGAGATTACGGCAATGACGCTACGACAGAACTTGCTCCCACCATGCGCTCATTGTCCAAAGGGGCTGATGGGCATCAATCAGGAAGCGCCGGTCTTGCAGTGGCGATTGGCATGGACGGCGATGTGATGCGTGATGGGCTGATGGAAACAGTCACGACACGCGAGGGGTCGATAGCCGACACATCACACGCAGTCGCACAGCCGCCCGTCATGCAAGTGCGCCGCCTCACGCCCGTCGAGTGTGAGCGCCTGCAAGGCTTTCCTGACAACTACACCTCCATCCCTTGGAGGGGCAAGCCTGTGGATAACTGTCCAGACGGCCCTCGATACAAAGCTCTGGGCAACTCCTGGGCGGTTCCGGTTGTTCGCTGGATCGGATCTCGCATCCAAGATTGCCTGACAATTAAAATTTAACGCCATGACAGATAAGACACTCAAGGAGCGCCAACAGGCTCTAAGAGACCGCCGAAAGAAGCTGGGGCTGGTACGGCTGGAGGTGTGGGTGCCGCAGACGGAGGTCAAAAGGCTGCGTCAGTTAGCCCGTACTCTTTGCCAGAAAGCTGGGGAGGCTATAAACTCCCCGTAAAGGAGCCGTTTGACCCATGGCCGATACCAACCCTTCCCGCCGCAAGAAAGCGCCCCAAACCGCCGAAAAGGAGGCTTCCCAGGCCATCCAGAAGGCTGCTGAGGCTGCAAAGGACGCGCCGCGCAAAAAGACCGGACGCCCATCTAAGTACACCCCCGAGATCGCTCAAGAGATCTGTGAGCGTCTTGCAGACGGGGAGCCATTGCGTCAGATATGCAGGGATGACGGGATGCCTGAGTGGCGAACCATCTACGACTGGATGTATCGGGATGATGCTCTTGGAGAGGCGGGGGTCGGTCTTTCCGCAGCAATCGCACGCGCTCGTGAAATGGGCCAGGACGCCATTGCCGAGGACATCTTCCATGAGGTGAGCCAGGACCCTGAGCGCATCCTGTCCGAAGGCGGGGGGCGGATCGACTCGGGCTATGTCCAACTCATCCGGGCTCGGGCTGACATCAAGCTCAAACTCTTGGCGAAGTGGAACCCCAAGCGGTACGGCGACCGGGTGCAACTGGCTGGGGATGCTGAAAACCCCCTGAAGACCCAGGTGGACATCAGCCTGTTCGATACCCTGCTGACCACGCTCGAGACCCGCCGTCAGGCAAAGGAATGAGCGACCCCCTGGTTGAGCTGCTGCGCGATGAAAAGACCCGCCGCCAGTACGCCCTGCTTCCTGCTGAGGAGCGCGCCGCCTTCGAGTGGCGCTCCAAGTGGCTTGCCACAGCCCACGACCACCAGATCCTCCCCTCCGGCGACTGGTGGACGATCTGGCTGCTTCTTGCTGGCCGCGGCGCCGGTAAGACCCGAACCGCTGCCGAGCAGGTAGGCTGGTGGGCCTGGAAGGAGCCCGGCACCCGTTGGTTGGTGGCCGCTCCTACCTCTGCTGACGTCCGGGCTACCTGTTTTGAGGGTGACTCGGGGCTGATCAACATCATCCCCCAGGCCCTGATTGAGGACTACAACAAGGCCTACCACGAACTCAAGCTGATCAACGGCAGCCTGATCAAGGGCATCCCTGCGTCGGAGCCCGAGCGCTTCCGGGGGCCGCAGTTCCACGGGGCTTGGTGCGACGAGCTGGCCGCCTGGGACTACCTGCAAGACGCCTGGGATCAGATCATGTTCGGCGTGCGCCTGGGCAAGAGAACCCGCATCCTCTGCACCACCACGCCTAAACCGAAAGACCTCATCGTGGATCTGGTGGGGCGGGAGGGCGACGATGTCCACCTGACCACGGCCTCGACCTACGCCAACCTTGCCAACCTCGCGCCGTCCTTTCAAAAGCAGATCCTCCAGTACGAGGGGACGAAGCTGGGCCGCCAGGAGATCTACGCTGAGATCATCGACCCGGAGGAGGCTGGCATCGTCAAGCGGGACATGCTGAAACTCTGGCCGGTAGACAAGCCCTTCCCCAAGTTTGAGTACATCCTCCAGTCCTACGACTGCGCCACCAGCGAGAAGACCATCAACGACCCCACCGCGGCCACGACCTGGGGCGTCTTCAAGCCCATGGACGGCCCGATGTCTGCCCTGCTGCTGGACTGCTGGCAGGATCGCCTCCAGTACCCTGACCTGCGCCCCAAGGTTCAGGACGAGTACGAGGTGGTCTACGGGGAGGGCAGGGACAGGAAGCGCGTGGACCTGATCCTGATTGAGGACAAGTCTGCGGGCATCTCCCTGATCCAAGACCTCCAGCGGGCGCACATGCCGGTGCGGGCCTACAACCCAGGCAAGGCTGACAAGATGCAGCGCCTGAACATCGTGTCCTCCCTGTTCGCCAGGGGCCGCGTCTGGATTCCCGAGTCCAGCCAGAGGCCTGGATACGTTCGGGACTGGGCCGAGCCCTTGGTCTCCCAGCTCTGCGCCTTCCCCGACACGACCCACGACGACTTCGTGGACGCCACGACCCAGGCCCTGCGGTTCCTACGGGATGCTGGCTTCATCGACATTGACGGGCCAGCCCCGGACGACTACGACGAGGACGATGTGATCGACGCTGGGGGCAAGAAGAGGGAAAACCCCTACGCCATTTGATGGGTTGCAAACGGGTTGCAAAGCCAAGTCGTTGAGAAGCCTAGAGTTTTTTGCAACTTGGGCCGCCCGTTTGAAACTGGATCGCCGCGGTTGCAAACGGTCAAGCGGAAAAAGTGACGGAAACTAGTTATCGCCACTTGTTGACACCGCCTGGGACTTGTGTACAATCCGCTCCATCGACGGCTTGGTAACCCGTCGTAGTTTCTATGGAGCGCACCCGTAAACCCATTGGTGAGCGGGCTTCGTCAAAGCTACAGGTGTCTGCCATAGACAGCCCTGTATGCGGCAACCAAGCCCAAAGCTCGTTCACCAATGGGTTTTTTGCTTTGTGCCGCGACCTTGCTCTAGGGGTCTATCGGGTTATGGGCCGGCATGAGGGAAGCGCAGGAAGCCGCAAGGCGTAGGGCGCAGTCCACCGGACCTACGACGTTCTGACCTGGGGCGAGAGCGCACAGAAGATGCAGGCGCAAACAGGGGTCTTCCTGACCTGTCCGGGGGTGTAAGTCCACCGGGTAGCGGGGCAGGATCAAGGGCTGTGCAAGACGGCGCGATGTGCCGGAAAGCCTTGAGGGTCGCTCAACACGCAGTGAAGCGGCTCCCATACGGAACACTCGGTTGGCTCCATACAGTGTGGGAATGTGCCGGATGGCACCTTCGGGTGTCTGAAGGCAGTTCTTTGCCCAGCCGAGCCTGATTCTCACCACCAGTGTGTGCAAGGGGGCGTGATGAGACAGTGTCAATGTGGCGGATTAATCTCTCAAGGGGATCTGACCGGAGCAAGGGTCAGATGGTCTTGTACCTCTTGCGGGCGGTATGAAATAATGAAGCTCGGGGAGGTTCCTATGCCAATGAACGGACTGGTTGAGCTGTGGGATGTCACGGTCGCCCCTGATGTGCCCTCTGTGACTGTTCGCCAGTGCCAAGGCCGGTTTGAGATACTGGCCCCCGGTGACATTGCTGACTGGCAGGCTGAAGCCTTGCTGGAGGCGGTACAGGAATGGATAGACCGCCGCCGTGAGTGAGGGCATAATCCTTCGCATTCGAGGGCATGCCTATGGCTGACAAACAATCCGCGGCTTTTGGGTTCTATCCCCATCTAAATCGCCACCGCTCGGTTCAGGATCGAGAGGCCGCCAAGAACATCCCGGTTGATGTTGCCCGCGGGTTCGTCGCTGGCGTGGCTGGCATGCCTGGGGACCTCGAGTCCATCGCCCGGCTCCTGCTAAACATCCAGGGCCCTGAGCAGTTCGTCATGCCCAAGACGAAAGAAGAGGGCATGGCCATGCTGGGCCAGATCTTCGGGGCCAACCGAGTCGGTTACGAGTCTGTTCTTCCCACCTCCGAAGACATTGAAAAGCGCCTGCCCTTCAAAGGCACCGGGCCAACCTCCGAGGCGTTCACGGGCATGGGGCAGCTCGCCGGCGGTTTCTACACCGGTCCTGGCTCCCCGTTTCGTCTGGCTGTTGGCATCCCAAAGGCTATCGGAAAGGCCAGTAAGGACTTTGCTATGGCTGCTGGACAGCCTGCCGTGCAGATGGCTCCCTCGGTTGTCATCCCCGGCGCTGTGGCCCGCGTGCAGGAAGCGGCCCGTCAATCCAAAGGCGACTACGGTGCCAAGCGCGTGCAGCGTGCAGCGGATGAGGTGAAGGACTTGGAGAAGCTGTACCAAGAGGAAGCCCTGCGGCAGGCCTTTCTTGGTGACAACGCCAAAGCCGTGATGACGATGCGCCCCGGTGACTTTGAGAAGTTCGCGCAGCGCTTGAACCCCTCGGCTAAAGACCTTGAGATGGCAAACACGATCCCTGTTGACTATGTCAAGGGATTGCCCGACATGACTCAGGATCAATACATTGACTACCTGATGCGTATCGAGGGCGGTTTTGCCGATGTGCCACGGCTTGAGATTGACAAGTTTCATGCCGGCGCCCGCGAGCTGCCCTTTATCTCCGGGCATGAGGGGCGGCACCGCAGCCGTGCCATGGAAAGGGCGGGCCAGCCGCAAAGCCTTGTGCGCCTGTTGCCCCGTGCAGAGCTGCGCGAGCCTTTCCCGCGGCGCAGCCAAGAAGAGTACATCGAGGCGCTTCGCCGTGAGCTTGAGCTTTCCGACAGGATGGTTACTCCTGAGCGTGAATTTACTGACATCGGCGGCCCCGTCTATCGTCCTATCATTGAGTTGCCTGAGCCATATGCTGAAGGCGGCCCCGCCAAAGGCCCGCTGTCTTGTGTGAGGAATAACTGATGGTCAACCCACTCATCAAGGCCGTCGGCCAAGCAGCAAAGAAGCCTATCAAGAAGGGCGCTGAAGAGGCCATCAGCAAGGCCGCAGAGTCTGCTGGCATGAAGGCGCCGGTGGTGGCCCAGAAGGATCTGACGACCCTACAGGACTCCTACACATCGCTGGGAGACCGCATTCGCATGGAGGCGGAACTCAAGCGCAAGATGATGGAGGGCTTCGACTACAAGTACGACAAGGGTCAGCGCGTGTTCACTGAAGACAGCGCAGCCAAAAACAAAGCGCCCTACGAAATCTTGTTCCGCACCCGCACGGGCAATCAGGTGATGCGCGAGGATCACCCGACTCTTGGCCCTGGCCTGGGCCGGCCCATCATCGACCCAGAGACTGGCAGAGCGCGGCGCACTCCCTACGAGCCGGGCTACCGAGTTCGCTCCATGTCCGATGAAGGCGAGGTGTACGAGTTCGAGATCCCCGCGTCTGCCATCAAGGGCGATGTGGAGATGGCTCGAGGCGGCAAGGTCTACATCTCCTCCAACCCTGACACCATGCGGATGGAGCTGGACGAGCGCCATTTAGGTATCGGCGGGTTCCTAGGCAAGACCGTCAAGGGAGCGCAGAAGGGCGTGCTGCCTGCTGCCGAGCGTGAGGCCAACCTTGCTAAGTTTCTTGAAGAAAGCAAAGCGCCGCCTACTGTTTACCACTCAACGAGCAAAGATTTCAACCAGTTTTCCGCAAAGAAGCTGGGCCAGAACACGAAGCACCCAACCGCAAAATTGGGGTTTTTTACGGCGGAAAACCCGGCAAGCACAGAGGACTTCATCACATCGGCTTCCGGTCTCTCAAAGGGGCTGTATCAGCCAGGGGCGAATGTCATGCCGCTCCACCTGTCCATCAAGAACCCGTATGAGATCCCTTCGTCTCAATACCTTTTGCAAAGCATGGCTCTGCAAAACATGAAGAAAAAAGATGCTGACAAATTTGTTCAGGACTTTATTGATTCAGTCAAGGCAGAGGGATACGACGGCCTTTTGATAAAAGCAAACCCCAGAGGCCTAGCGAAAGGAAATGAGTTCGCTTCTGACAACTGGGTGGCGTTTGAGCCAACTCAAATCAAGTCTTCCATTGGCAACCGCGGCACCTACGACATCACCGACCCCGACATCAACAAGGCTGAGGGCGGCGCTATCTCCGCTGATGACCTGATCATTGAGGAGCGCCCTCTATGAGCGCAGCAGCAAAGATTCTTCGGGGTCTGGTCTCCAAGACTGATGAGGCTCTGAACACTATCAAGCGTGAGAAGGGCACTGGCGCTGAGTTCCTGCGCGAGCTGGAGAAGACGCCTGGGGTCAAGCCAGCGGAGATCAAAGACAGGCGCTTGGACAAGGTTCTGCCCGCCATGGGCAAGACCACCAAGGCTGAAGTCAAGAAGGTTCTTGATCAGAACCCGCCGCCCAGGATTGAGGAGCAAACTATCGGGCCAAACCTGCCGCCCGGTGGCCTCGCTGACTGGCTTGATAAGTGGGCCGAACTCAACAAAGGGCCAACCGCAGATGCCATTTTGCGTGGGGATAGCTGGGATGATGTCGTTAAGGTTGCTGGGCGCGAAGGCAGGCAAGATGTTCTGAGCAGGATTGAATCCCAGAGAACGCCGACCAGCTATGGGAAATATGTCATATCCGGCGGAGAGAACTACCGCGAGGTTTTGTTGAAGCTGCCTAGCAACAGGCCGTCAATGAAGAACATGTCCCGCGACGAGTACGACGCTGCCGTTGAGGCTGCGGATCGCGCTGGAGCGAGAGACTACCTCTCATCTCACTGGGATGAAACGCCCAATGTCCTAGCTCACGCTCGCGTCTCTGACCGCACTGGTCCTAACGGCGAGCGCATCCTGCACATTGAAGAGATTCAGTCTGACTGGCATCAAGCTGGCCGCAAGCAGGGCTACCTCACGCCTGAGAAAAAGGCTGAACTTGAGGCGCAGGAAAAAGCCAAAATCAAAGCCTCCTCAGATCTTAGACAGATTCAAAGAGAGTACGACCAAGCAAGAGAGTATTCCAAGTCGCTGGATGCCAAGATTGCCAGTCCCGAGTTTGCGTCCCTGCCGCCAGAGCAACAAGCTCGATTTCGTGAGTCTGCTAGAAGCTGGGGCGAGGCTTGGTTGGCAAAACTGCCGGAGCTGATGAAGGCTCGTGATGCATTCCTCAACATCCATCCTGTCGAGAGCGCCAGCCGTCTGGTGCCTGATGCCCCGTTCAAGAAGAGCTGGCACGAACTGACGATGAAGCGCCTGCTGAACTACGCAGCAGAGAACAACTACGACCGCATCGCCATCACGCCTGGGGCAGAGCAAGCGAGTCGGTACGACCTGAGCAAGCACATCGACGAGTTGGTTTACTCCGATGACGGCACCTTGTATGCAGCCAAGGGCGGCAAGAAAGTGTTAAATCAGCGCGTGTCGCCTGAAGAGCTGCACAAGTACATTGGCAAAGATGCAGCGGAAAAGCTGATGAAGACGTCGCCCAATGAAGTTGGGTCTCGAACCATTTCCGGCCTTGACCTGCAAGTCGGCGGCGAAGGCATGAAGGGCTTCTACGACAAGATCCTCCCCGACTACCTGAACAATCTAGGCAAGCCGTATGGGGCCAGCGTTGGCACGTATGACCTCAATGGAGTCCCTCTGCACTCCTTTGACATCAATCCCCAGATGCGTCAGGAGATCACCAGCAAGGGCCTGCCCCTGTACAGCGTCCCCGCAATTGAAGGCGCTGCCGCAACTGGCGCTGGTGCTGCGATGTTTGGTGAGCAAGAGAAGGCCCCCGTCTACATCTCCGACAACCCCGACACGATGCGTCTGGAGCTGGAGGACAAGCAGATGGCTGGCGGAGGCGTTGCCAAGGCCCTCAAGGAGGCGCTCAAGCCCCTGCCCCGCGCCGCAGCCAAGACCAAGCCTGAGATTGAGGCCATCGCCGAGCGCATGGCTCCCCAGGTGCTGGGCGAGTATGTGCGCGAGAAGCCCAAGAGCGCGGTGACCGTCGCCGGCAAGACCAGAAAGCAGTTTGAGCGCGAGAAAGAGCTGCCCGTGGATGTCCGCGGAGAGGTTAAAACCCCCGAGACTGTGGATGTCGAGAAGCTCAAGGGCAATGTTGTGATTGGCATTCCGGGCGATCCGACCATTACTGACAGGGCTTTGCACGCCGTAGGGGACGTTCGGCTGGAGTCTGCCTCGCCGCAGCACGGCGGCCCGCTGTATGGCTTGGGGCGCCCTGAGTTCTGGGCATCTGGCATCGGCCCCGCCACTCGAGTGCAGAACTTGGCCGCCGAGGTTGCCCAGCAGTACGGCGCTCCGGTCTTGGGCAAGTACGTCATGATGGGCCCCGAGTCCATCAACTACGCCCAGCACTTCGCTGATGCCAACTTGCAGGCTATCAACCCTGCCAAGATGACCCAGGCTCAGATTGATGGCTTCAACGACCTGATTCGCCGCGGTAGCCCCAAGTCTGGCCCGCGCCCGAGTTTTCCCGGCATTGAAGACACCGGTGCCGCATACCTGCACTTCCAGCTTGATCCGGAGCTGCGTAAGCACTTCAATGCCCTGATGCAGCAGCCCAAGGTGACTGAGGCCTTCAACCTGCCCAGCGGCCAGGACATCCGCTTTGCCGTCACTGAGCCGGCGCTGCGTAACCTCGAGACCGGGGTGACCGGCTACTCCTTGGGCCGTATGAAGCCCGGAGAGGGCCTGAAGCTGTCCGAGCACCCCACCTATAGCCACGACATCCCTGGCGAGTTCATGGGCCAGTCTCGGTACCCGATGCCCTACGAGTTGTCCTTTCCGGACACTCTTGCCGCGGTTCGCGCCAACCCGGCCCAAGCCCCGCAGGAGTTCGGCTCCCTAAAGATGGTTGGCCCCCGCCAGATCATTGATCAGCAGATGATCGACGAGATCCGGATCTACGAAGAGGCCATGAAGCGGCTGACTGGTAAAAAGAAGGGTGGCGTTGTTAAACTAGCGGCTGGTGGCTTGTCAAAGGCTGCTGTCGAGGCTTTAACTAAAATGCGGAGCTTGAGCAAAGAGTTTGCTGAGAAGAGCGCCGAACACGCCAGATACATCCAAGAAACCAAGAACGTGCCTACCAAACAGCTTCCCAGCTTTGAAGAGTGGAAGGCACTTCAAATGAACGCCACCCCCGAGAACATTGAGCAGCTTCGCAAGGAAACTGGCAATAAGCGCGGTGGCTCAATCAAGAAAAAGCGGTAAGGACTGAATATGGCTACTCAATTTCCCATCGAGCAGGGCTACGGCCAAGAGATTCAAGGCATCCCCGGCATGCCGGTTGAGAACGAGGACGGCTCGGTGGAGGTTGAGCTGGAGCTGGACGACTCCAACATCGAGGAGCTGCCCGACGGCTCCGCGGTGGTGAGCCTGGATGAAGACCTCAAGGGCCCCGCTGATGACGAGGACTTCTACAGCAACCTAGCTGACGGCGCCGTTGAGAAGTTCGATCTGGACACGATTGCCACCCGGTACATCGACCTGATTGAGAAAGACCGCAACGCCCGTGAGCTGCGGGACAAGCAGTACGAGGAAGGCCTGCGCCGCACCGGTATGGGCAAGGACGCCCCCGGTGGCGCTACGTTTAGCGGTGCCTCCAAGGTGGTTCACCCCGTGATGGCCGAGGCCTGCGTGGACTTTGCTGCCCGCGCCATCAAAGAGCTGTTCCCGCCGTCTGGCCCTGCCCGCACCAAGATCGTGGGCGACTCGGACAAAGAGAAGCTGGCGATTGCCGAGCGCAAGCGCGACTACATCAACTGGCAGCTCACC